GAAAAATGCAGCCAAACGTAGACAACAAAAAATTGTTCAAGATGAGAAGGATAAACTAGGTCGCAGAAGATCATATTGGACTTGAATCATTGGTCAATTTACAACTGCAAAGACTTATAACTCAGCATTTCCTTTCCATATTTGAGAAATAAAATTTTTTTCTGTTATTAAATCGAACTGTAACCCAACACGCAACAACCACCCCAAAAATAGCACTTGCAAAATTTCAAAAAGTGTGATAAAATATTACTATAAATTAAGAATGAAATCAACACAAACCACCAACTACTCTTTCTCTCCTAATCTCAGAACTTTGAATTGGAGTTCCGAGGGAGCGTCAGCGGGAGAGGAACGACTCAACAATCTGAAGGGTTCGGAGATAATTAACGAGTTAATTGTGTAAACTAATTCGGCTAAAGAAAACCAAATATTCTCACAACGAACCCAATACAAATAAACTACAAGAACTAAATTTCTACAATTGTGCTTAAAATTTGTACAACTGCGTCCAATTCGTTTTAAACCACCAACAAAAAAACCCAATAAATTTGGGTTAATTTGTACCACAATCGGTTTAATTTCCTCTAGTTAAAGAGTTCTTTACGTTTTCTAGGGTCTTTTACTATCTTAGCAAGATCATAGTCCTGTAGCATTCTTACATGTTGAACAGGTACTTGTTCTCTATGTTGATCTCCAAATCGTAATCTAGCTTTCATACCCGTTGGGGTGTCAGATAAGCCTAATACTTCTGCATATTTTCCATGTTTCTTGGCTAGGTCATCGTCTAGCAACTTACAAATTCTCATATCACCTTTCATTTACTCCGCTTCCAAATAATTCATTCTTTAGATCATTTACTTCGATTTTCAACTTCTTTACTTCATTTCTAGCAAATAAATCCACCCCAGAACCCATCAGGACTGCAATATCCCTCTCAATTCTGTCTAACCTTTCATCTAAATTAGGTACTTCTAGCCAGCTTCTCATTTCTGAACTCCATCAGGCTTATCCATAGCAAATTTAAGTTTCCATAAATCTGTATTTCTATGCTCCTCTATCTTTCTAGCTAATGTTTCAACTGGGTCGTATCCAAAGTCCCAGCGATTATATTCTTCTTCAAGATTACTAATGCGGGTTTCAAGGTTTTCTACAAACTCAAACAACTTTTCCATGTTTCGCTGCATTCTAATAATGTCAGCTCCCATCATTTTAACATCGCTTTTTAACTTGCTATCTGATTCTGAAAGATCCTGCATTACACTCTCCATAACTTCGAGTCTTAACTCTAGCTGTTCCATTAGAATTTCTCCCATTCCTCAGGTTTTAAATTTAAGATTAATGCTTCTGTTAAAGACTTTAAGGCTTGTTTCGGACTCTTTTCTAAACCCGCTAGGGTTTGATATTCTAACCCGATCACACCCGCCATCTTTTCCACAAGCTCTCGTTTGGTAACTGGCTTCTCACCCGTTTTGGTTACATACTCAGTTTTCTGATATACACCTTCACGACTTAACTTACCAATTACCGATTTTATACTCTTATTGAGTTCTGCTGCTAATTCTTCTACTGTTTCTCTGGTCGGATTAGCACTATACTTCTCTTTCATGAGATCGACCATTTCTTGTGTATAATTTATAGCCATGATATATTATTCCACTCCTCTATATATTGTTCAACACGGATAGTGGAAACACCCCATAAATCAGCACAGTAATGGATAGCTTCATCTTCTCCATAAGTACTCTTAGCGGTTTCCCATTCTTCTTCCATTTGTCTTTGTGTTCTAGCCACTCTAACTCCACTCATTTTATTGACCATCTTTCAATAGCCACCTGCCCAGTCTAATTCTGAGACTATCCCTTTTCTTTTTATCCTGTTCAGCCGCTAGATCTCGTATTGGAACATTTTTAAACATTGACTGTTTATCTGCTTCATTATGACGAAACTCACTTTCTAAGTCAGCATTCGTTTTTGCACTGTTTTCCCACCATACTTGACCTTCTTTACGACCATTTAGATCTCTAGTAGCTTGGTATCTAGTCTTACCATTGTTGTAAATGATCTTTATAAGACCCTTTTCAGCTACTAAATAATTTACTTTCTTCTCCCACAATTCTTGTTCCATCTGTCGTCTGTGAAACTCAACTACTTTTGTATATTGCGTCACTTTTTAACTCCTTCTGAACCAGCTTCTGATTCTTTGGCGGGTATCCCACCAAGCATCATAAGCATCATCTTTAAAGCCATACCACCAACCTCTGGCATCATCACTATCAAACTGTCCTTTTATGCCTGCAAATATGAAATACCAGATTAATGCTGATATAACTATTTTTAGTGCGAGCCAGGGTAGGAAGAATAGCCATATTAACCATTCCATCTATATATCCCCTTCTTCTCTTTTCTCGCTACGAAGAATCTCAAATCCTTGAGGGTAGCGTTTACTTAATTTTCTAATGTTCTCCTCTAACACTTCTTCTGGTGTGTATCCCAGAGCCATGCAGCCCTGTACCCAATACCAAAGAACATCTCCTAATTCCCTTTTCAAGTGGAAGCGATTTGCTTCATTCCATTCTTTACCTTGAAAGATTACTTTCTTGATAATCTCGCTGAATTCACCACTCTCTGCTTGCATTCCTATACTAGCAGTTAAGAGTTGCGAGAACTGTGTTTCTTCGTTACTTCGTTGTAACCCTAACATACGATCCATCATTACTTCAGTCCTCAAACTCTCTGCTGATGTTGTAGATTTTACAAAGTCTGCGTATTCATTAATCTCTAACTTCATATGCCCTAATATCCTCTACATCTACATCATGCTCTAATAACATTTGAACTATTGCTAGAATAGCGTCTCCCTGACTTTCCGTATGGAATATCACTTTGAAACTACCTGTAACTTCAAATTCTTTCTTGTCGCTTATTGCCACTGCTTTTCTCTCATTCATAGCTTTACTACTTCCTATAAAGATTTAAGCCCAGAAATGCGAATTGATCGCCTTCGACTTCTGAACCTATATTTATTTTTTTATTACCAGAACTGGTGGCAATTATTGTCGATTTACCACTAGCACTGAGTCCATAATCCTTTGTAGTGTCTACCACTATGTTAAGGATACCATCTTTTAAATGAACGTGAACGCCCTTACCCATTTCTTCCCAATCGCCAATGAATGGTAAGATGTCCAAATTCGTGTCATTTTCGTACTGTTCCATTATCTCCCTTGTCCTCTGTACTTTTTATGCGAACGTTTTTTGTGTTTATTCATAGTAGAAGTCGCTATTCGCATTCTGCGTCCTCTACCACCTTGTCCTTGTGAAGTTAGCTTTCTAACTGCAAAATCGGACATTCTTAGTTTTGCGTGTCTCATTAAATTCCTAATAATCGCACTAAAATTATTGTTTGCATAATTAGAAGTACAAAGGGAATTATAGTGCGTACTAACTCCATTGTGTGATTGTGGTAATCTAGCCACAGTTCTAATCTGTTCTTTTGTTTTACTACTTTGCCATATCTATTGGCAGTAGCCAGCTTCACATTGTGCGGAGCTATTCCATTCTTAGTATATTGCTGTTTTCGTTTGTTATTACTTATTTGCGTATTCATTCATTTTACCTTGAATTTACCCTAAATTCTACCTAAATTCTAATTAAAAGGTCCATCTGGCGTCCAATTTGGTTGCTCAGGTAGCCTTACCCCTGTTATGTCGCACAATCTGTAGAGCATTTGCTCATAGTGCATTGTTAGCTCGACTATATCTTCGTTTAAGCACTGCAACTGGTCGAGCCTTTCTTTTATTGCAGTTTCCATTTCTCCCATAGAATTGCGGATTGCGTCCGCTTCAGTTAAGGTTGGGAATGGTATAACATTGCTCGGTTTACCACTATTTTCTTTCGTTTTATCACTCATTTTAGTACTTAGGCTTATTGCCTCCTCCTCCGTATAAATATAGCATATATACTAATACTCCTAATATGCACATATCTATTACGCTATGCAGTATCTCTAGGCTAAGCATTTGTAATCCCATACCAGAATAAAAAGCCAAATACTGAGAATACCACGATAAAACTTAACATTAGCATAAGCCATTCCATCATAGACTCATACCATGCGTCCATTCTATCAAAAAACCTGTCTATCTTGCTCATCTTGGAAACCCTGCTCCTCTTTGCCAAATCCATCTCCATTCAGTTGGAAATAGTAGCGTTAATAATAATTGTGTTGCTAATTTCTTCATGCTCTTATCATTGCCCACATTAGCGAAACCACAATAATTGTTACTGTAATAAAATACATGAAACCTTCTAAAGTCGTCAATTCCATACTATTTCAACTTATCAAACCATTGCGTGGTTTCAGCTTGAGCAGTAGAGAGTTTGATTAGTTTTACGCCCCGACGGGTAAGCTCATTTCTGCACTTTTGCTTTATCTTCGGTTTACCACTATCGCTGTTTACGTACTCGATTAATTCTCCCACTTCTATATTTTTGATGTAGCTTCGCTTTACTACTGACTTCTTTTGCCCGTAGCCACCACTCCACTCCAGTCCGTCTTTTTTAAATTTTGTTGGCATCTTCTTTCCTCCTCTGCCTATCTTCTAATTCGAAGCCTATGACTGTACTTAACCCATTTGCCATAGCTTCATCATGTTCTACCAATAATCCTGCTAACTCACTTACATCGCGAGCAGATGGATTCCCTGTTAGGAGTCGTTTTACTACTCCCAGTATTTCTTCGTTTTCGTACTCTGATTTATCCATTTGTCTAAGTAGTGGAATACGAAAGTAATTAAAATAAGCGACGCCAGCAAGTAAAAAGGCATCTTGTCGATACTCTTGTACTTTTGCCAAGCATCTTTCAATTTCGTTCGCTTCGTCCACTTGTTCTCCAATAAAAAAGCCGAGGCACACTTGTGCTTCGGCTTGTTACTACAATCTTTTAACATTTGTAGCGTATGTATACTCCGTTGTTCGCTCTTCTTCAATTTCTTGGTATGGATCTACTTTGACTGCCATTGTGCCGTCCCAGAATCCAACCGCTTTTCTTCGTTGAAGTTCTTTTCGAGCTTCTTTGCCTTCTTTCGTAGGAGCCATGCGTAGAGCTTCCAACTCTCTGTCTGTCTTTTTTAAATATGCTAAGTTCATTTCGCTTTCCCCTATAAAATTTTGTTATTTCAATTTATAGAGATATTATACATGGCTTTAAGAGTATTGTCAAGACTTATTTTTAGAGAGGTCAAAATTATTTATGTGAAACTTGTCCATAAAAAAAACCCACACTTTGATATTATCGCAGGTGTGGGTACAAAAATGTTCGTTATTTGTTTGTGCGTGCTTCATGTCTGCACTAAGGGGTGAAAAGCTATTTCTCCATTCCGATCCTTTCGTCCGCCCTACCTCTTGTTTTTTAGAGTGTCGCTGTAGTGGGTCGCTAAACACTGGTCTGGGCTACGAAGGCATGTGGAAGATGTGTATTGTTTGACTTCCGCCTTGAACCGCCTCTCTAGATTAAAGCTGAATACATGTATTCGCTACTAGAGCCAAGTATAGCCATTTCCTTTGATTAACGCGGTGTCGGTGGGCTTTGTACTCATATTCTACACTACCGCGATCCTTTTTGTTTTACTTGCGTGGGATTCTAGCAAGCAACATACTCTGATGCTGGGTTTATGTCAGAATTTCCACTGGCTCAGTCTGCCGACTAAGGCTCCCTACTTCGTCCTACTACTCTGATGATTTAATCGCCACTTCAGTATCGGCAATGAGAGTTATCATTTATGCACTAACTATTAAGCTAGAGTCAAAGTGTGGGCTATTTCAGTCCTTTCTCCTTTATATAGTTGCGGATTACTCGGTTCCCGCGTGAGTCTTTTGTGTACCGACAAGTGTTATTGTGCTCACAGGTAGAAGATTTTTTAGCCATCTCCTTGAGGCTCCCAAACATAAATCGGTGAGGGGCGATACTAACACTTTGCTAAGCCTCCTGTTAGTTGGATATGCTACGAGATATTATCGCTGTATCTACGCATCAATCACGGATAGTCATTTTTTTACTAAGCTAGACCATCGGTCGCCTAGAGAGAGTTCTCCAACCTGTTATAATGTAGCAGGCGTCTCGCTCTCTAAATTTGCTAGCCCTTCTGGCTCCACCGATCAAACGGCTCGGAATTTGTTACCCTTTGTATTTCGCAAATTTACCACTTGAAAGTTCTACACTATGTTTCCGCGTCGTCTAAGAACTATAAACCGACCTGTCGCGACCTGCTGTCTCTGCACTAATTGAGCAAGCCCAATCGTACTAATGCAGGATTTGTTTAAGTCTTGGCTAGTTCGTCTCTTAGGACTTAATCCGACTAAAAACTCGCCGTCCAAAAACTTAATCCTTTTTCAATTTTCTATATACATAGTATATCAAAAATTTAACCTCCTGTCAAGACTTTTTTTATGTGCTGCTCAAAAAAGTCTGACTTGTTTGGTTGAGGTGGGGGAGCAAGCTCCCCTCTCTCAAGTTAGTTGCTTTACTTAGCAACTACTGTCAGTTCAAGAACTTCAGCCAATCTTGCTAGGTCTTGTTTGCCAGCTTTTACAAGCGTTGGTAATTCAAGTCCGAAGTGTGCATTGATTGCGGACACATATTGTGCTTTGCTAATCACGGGCTCACCAGATTTGGTTGTTCTTGGCTGAGCTTTGTAAACGCCTTCTCTTGAAAGTTTAGCAATGATCGAACGAGTCGTTTTGCCAAATTCTTGAGCGAGCTTGTCTACAGTCTCTCTGGTAGGGTTATCGTTGTAAAGTCCAACCATGCGAGCTACCATCTCGTCTGTATAATTTTTAGCTACTGCCATGTCTTTTCTCCCGAAAAATCTGTTAATTATTTGTTTTAGTTTCCAATTCATAATACATATTGTCTCACAAAATGGGTTCCGTGTCAAGACCTTTTTTAAGATTAGCTGTATTCAATCTCTGCTAATTCTAAGTCACCTATATCAAAGCCGACTACTCTCAAAAAACTGGTCATCTCAGAACAAAGCTGGTCAAATTCTACATTTCCGTCTATCTCAATGCTAATTCGCTTTCCAACTGGTTGTTCTACAATTGAAGCTACGTTGCCCTCGTATATCTCAGGCTCGACTTCATACTGAAATCTTATTATACCTTTCGCCATAATCCTATTCCTTCTATTTTTTTATTGTGTATCTATTATAATACGCTATTAAGGATTTGTCAAGACTTATTTTAGTCTTAGCTTAACTTAATATCGCGTCTAAACTGGCTAAGAATGCGGCTAAAAACATTATGCCGTATACTGTTGCGCCAAATTTTAAGGCATCTTTTGTTTGTCTGCTCATAATTTTCCTCACGTATAAAATTTATTTTCTATACTTGTATTATACTCTGCTCAGAGGGATTTGTCAAGGCTTTTTTTAAGCGGCGGAGGAAATAGGTCGAACACGTACTTTGTTTCGGGGGGCGGGACGCG